GGAGGAAGCGGCCAACAACCAGTTTGACGCGCTGGAAAGCGAGATTTCCGCCCTTGATGAGGCCATTGCCCGCCATGAAAAGGCGCTGGCGATGGAAGCCGACCGTCTGACGGGGGAACCCCGCGACGAACGGGAAAACACGACGAACGCCCTTTATGACAAGTGGATGCGGAACGGCCCGCAGGCGTTGACGCCCGATGATTGGGCCGCCGTCCGCAACACCATGAGCACCGGGACGGATGCGCAGGGCGGGTATACCGTACCCACGGAAGTCTCCGGCACCATCATTGAGGCGTTGAAGGCGTTCGGCGGGATGCGTTCCGTGGCCACCGTGATCAGCACGGCCACCGGCGTGCCCATGACCATGCCCACCAGCGACGGCACCACCGAAGAAGGGGAAATCCTCGGCGAAAACACGGCGGCGGCCGCTGCCGATCCCTCGTTCGGCGTCGTGAATCTCGGGGTGCACAAGTACAGTTCCAAGACGGTCGCGGTGCCCATCGAACTGCTTCAGGACTCCAACGCGGACATTGAGGCCTTCGTGAACAACCGTCTGATCACCCGTTTGGGGCGCATCACGAACAAGCACTTTACTGTTGGAACGGGCAGTTCTCAGCCTTCCGGTGTGCTGACCGGCGCCACGCTCGGCGTCACCGGCGCGAAGGCGCAGGTTGATTCCGTGACCTACGACGATCTGGTGGAATTGGAGCACAGCCTTGATCCCGCCTACCGCGAAGGGGGGCGATGCACCTTCATGTTTGCCGACACCACCCTGAAGGCGATCAAGAAGCTGAAGGACGGGCAAGGCCGACCCCTGTGGCTTCCCGGCATTGATGTGAAGGAACCCGCGAGCATCCTTGGCTATCGGTATGTCATCAACCAGTCCGTCCCGGCAATGGCGGCGACGGCCAAGTCCGTGCTGTTCGGCGATTTCTCCAAGTACATCATCCGCGACGCCATGGGCATCACCATGTACCGTTTTGCGGATTCCGCGTTTGCCCAGAAGGGGCAGGTGGGGTTCCTCGCCTTCATGCGCTCGGGCGGCGTCCTGACGGATGCGCAGGCCGTGAAGTTCTTCCAGCACGGCGCGGCGGCCTAGCCATGACTGTACGCCTGATCACGCCGCCCGCAGCGGAACCCGTCACGCTTGAAATGGCCAGGCTGCACACCCGCGCCGAAGCCGTGGAGGATGATGCCCTGTTGACGGTGTTGATCACGGCGGCGCGCCAGCAGGGGGAGGGCGTCACCCGCCGCGTATTCGGAGAATCCGTCTGGGAGGTCGAAACAGGCCCCCTGACGGCCCCCTTCCGGCTTCCCCTCGTGCCCTGCATGGCGGTGGCGTCCGTAACCGTGGGCGGCGAGGCGGTGGATGCCGGGCTGTACGGTTTCACGCCGTCCGGCCTGTCGCCGCAGGAATCGCCGTTGCGGGCGGCTTTCATCCCCGGCCCGGATTTTCCGCAGGGGGAAACCGTGCTGACGGTGAGGGCGGGCTATCCCGCCGACAGGTTCCCGGAACCGATCCGCCAGTGGATGCTGGTGCGGATCGGGACGCTGTACGAACAGCGGGAGAGCTTCGCCGTGGGGTCGAACTTCAATGAGTTCGGGCGGTCATTTGTGGACTGCCTGCTTGATCCATATGTTATAGCGGGAGGGTTTTAAGATGGAGAAATTCATAGCGTTCAAGTGGACGCCTTGGAGGGTGTTAAAGCTGATCCTGTTTAGCTTGTTTATGGTTTGCGTCCCGACCTATCTCTTTTGTTCTCTCGCCGCGTGGAGTCTGGACTTTACCGTCTGGCATTGGTCTCTGCGGGGGCTGTTTGGCGTCGCGTTGTTTTTGTTCGTTCCTCTACTGGTATACGCGGTCAAGCAACAGTTGAGAGAGGAACCGCGAAAGTCTGGAAAACTCTGATGCGTGCCGGTTCCCTTCGCCACCGCGTGACCATCCAGCGGCAGGAACTCGTTTTTGGGAAATTTGGAGCCCCGCTACATGACAAGGTCTGGGAAAACGTGGCGACGGTCTGGGCTTCGCTGGAAGCCATGAGCGGGCGGGAGTTTTTCGCCAGCCAACAGGCACAGTCCGAAGTCACGCAGCGCATCCGCATCCGGTATAGGCCGGACGTGACGGCGGACATGCGCGTCATCCACAACGGGAAGGTGTTCAACATCGTTGCCCCGTTGCCGGACAACCGGGGCCGGGAACTGGTGCTGATGTGCCGGGAGGTGAGCTGTGAGCAATGACGTCGTGGTGGACATCCCGATTGAGGAAATCCGCGCAGGGGTGCGGGCGGAAATCGACTCCGATCTTGGGGGGATTGCCGCGCAGGTCTTTGAAAAGGCCAAGGCTTCAACGGCGTTCAGGGACAAGACGGGGAGGCTGCGGCAATCCATCTGGATTTACCGCTCGAAGTATAAGGACGGCGGCTATGTGGTCTATGTGAAGGCCCCGCACAGCCATCTTGTGGAGTTCGGGCATGAGCAGATAGCCAAGGACGGAAAAACCGTACTGAAGCACGTTCCCGGAAAGCATTTCCTCCGCAAGGCCCGCAACGCCGTCCGCCGAAAGGTTGATGCGATGCTTCAGGACATGATGGGGGATGCCCACTATGGCAAGCGCCGTTGATTTTGAAACTGTCCTGCTGCGGATGTTGCAGGAGGATGCGGGCTTGTCCACATTGGTTGGCAGCAAGGTTTTCCCCTTGTTCATTCCGTCCGGGAATTATCTTCCCTGCGTCACGTTCCAGCGACTCGGCGGGAGGCCCGCCAACACGCTGTCCGGGGTGTCCGGTTTGGAAGAAATCGACCTTCAGATTGACGTGTGGGCACGGGACTATGACGAGGCAAAAGCCATTGCCAAGGCCGTTCGTGCCGCCATGCCGCCAAGCGGCCCGCGGTTCAGCGCGCATCTGATCGAGGATCAGGATTTGTACGAGGACGGGACGAATTACTTCCGCGTGAACATGGAGTTCAAGGTCTGGTTCCTCGAAACCGAATAGGAGATTGAAACATGCCCAACAAACAGATTGCGGTCGGCGCCAGAACCAAAGTCCTGATGGACGTGGAAACGTCCTACGGCGTGGCTCCGACTACGCCGGGGGGTGTCCTCCTCCCCATCAACTCGTTTTCCCTGAAGCCGTCCCGCGCCAAGAACACCCCGGGGACGCTGACGGGCCGCTATGACCCGGCGGAACCCTTTGACGGGAACCTTGAAGTGTCCGGCGGCGTTGTCGTCCCGGTTGACGCACGGGCTTTCGGCCACTGGCTCAGGGCTATGTTCGGCGCTCCGGCCACGACCGGGACGGGTGAACCCGCCGCCGCGCCGTTCACCCACGTCTGGAAGTCCAACAAGGACATGCCGTCCCTCGTCATGCAGGCCACCTATGGGGACATCTACGGCCAGTTTGTAGGTTGCAAGGTGTCGTCTCTGGCTATGCAGGCGGGCGGCGACGGGGAATTGACCGCCACGGTCAACATGCTCGGGCGCGATGCCGATTATGTGGATGCCGACTACAACGCCAGTGCCCCGTCCGTGGCCATGAAGCGGTTCAACAATTTTCAGGGTTCCCTGTTGAGCGGCGGCGCGGAGATCGGCGTGGTTACTGATTGCAGCCTCAATATTGATTTCGGGCTGGATTCGAGCATCCGCAAGCTCGGCGATAAGGGGCGGGTCTATGATCTGCCTCAGGGCGTCATGGCGGTTACCGGCAGCCTCACCGTGTTCATCACGGACAAGGCCCTGCTCATGAAGGCCAAGAACAGCGAGGAACTCAGCCTTGATCTGTCGTTCGCCATCGATGAGGGCAACAAGCTGACGTTCAGCGTCCCGGAAGTGCAGCTCAGTTATAACGGCCCGACCGTGGACGGCCCCACGGGGATCAAGATGGATCAGAGTTTTTCGGCGTACTTCAACGACAACGCGGACAACGCCTCTGTCGTCGTTACTCTCGTCAATGACGTGGAATCCTATTAACCAGCAAACTCAAAAGGAAAACACCATGCGTACCATTACTCTTTCCGGTCAGGACTTCATCGTGAACCCGCTCAAAGGCAAGGACATCAAGGCGCTCAAGGCGCAGGGCTTCGACCTCATGGGCGGCGGGTATTCGATTTCCGAGGGCATGGACGCCGTGTTCACCGTCGCCGGGTTCGACGCGGCCCAGACGGACGAACTGCCCTTCCCCGACATCCTCGCCCTGCACAAGGCCATCGTGAACGAAACCTTCGGCGTGGCGGAAGAAGAAAAAAACTAGCGGCGGTCTGGGAGTGGCTTTCCGGTGAGGGCGCGGAATACTGCGCCACCTGCCGGAAGGCCTCCCGGAACCGCGACGATCTGGATTGTGAAGAGTGCGAGGGGCGTTGCCCGGATCTCATGCCGGAGAACGCCGCCGCATGGGAACTGCTCCAGGCGGGCGCTACCCAACTCCGCATGTCAGGCATGGGCGGCCCTGTGGGGTTCGACTACAGCGCGCTGGCGCTGGTGGCGGAAGCCTTCGGTATCGATCTGACGCCCGGCATGTGGCGGAAGGTGCAGGCCGTGGAAACGGTCATCCGCCGCAACGCCGCGAAACAGGCTGAAAAAACGCAACAGGCTTCCGCATCCACGCGGTGAGCGGTTCATTGACAACGGCATAGCGATTTTTGCGGATGGAAAGGGCCGGGATGTGGGGTCCCGGCCTTGATTGCTCAATGGCGTTTGGGTTCAACACCACTTCCACAGTAAAATCTGGTAGAGCTACTTGGACTCTCCCTCAATTTTATTCCTCGAATTTTCCACTATCGAACTCTGTGATTTCAGACTCGAAATAGCTTGGATAATACCAATTCCAGCTATGCAGATAGCCAAAACAATGAACCATGTTCCTGCATAAACCTGATGCATGGCTGATTGTGCGTTCTGATATGCCAGAAAAGCTTCAAGTGCTGCGAACGCTCCAAAGAGTATCAATATTCCTTGAATGACAGAGACCATTTGTCACTTCCCCCCTGTTAGTTTTTCTTAACATGAGTCTCTACAATAGGTTTTCTTATTTTTTCGAACCATAACCTACAGAGAAAGTCAACTTCCATTCGCAGAAATCGCCATGCCGTATCAGACAGGAAGTGAGGCATGGCAAGAAAAACGCCCGGCATTTATATAGCGATCCGTGGTGATTACTCCGCGTTTGAAACCGATTTGAACCGCGCCAAGCTGGTTGCCAAAGAGCAAGGCGAAGCCATTGCCAAGAGTATAGGTAATGCGGTTTCCAAGGCGGATCTCACCGGGGGCATCAACAAACTGACGCGGGAATTGAAGACGGCACAGACGGCGCTGGCTTCGGGTGCGTTCAAGGGGCAGGTGTCGGGGCTGGATGAAATCGCCAAGGCCGCCGGGGTCAGCTCGAAGCAGCTTGAAGGCCTGACCAATTCCATGCTCAAGTCTCAGGCCGCCGCGACTGCGAACCGGGCTTTTGAGTATCTACAGAAGAACGCCGGGCTATCCACGCTTGAGCTTGCTAAATTGCGGGTGCAGTTGGGCGATACATCCGGGGCTATGTCTACGCTTTGGAGCGGCGCGAAGGCCGCCGCCGTTCCGGTCATGGCCATCGGCGCGGCGGCGATTTATGCCGGAAAAGCTTGTTTTGACGCCTCGCTGCAAATGGACAGGCTAGTTAAATCATACACCACCATTGAAGGCTCCACCTCAGGGGCTGTCTCCCAACTCGATTACATCTATGAGATCAGCAACAAGCTCGGGCTCGAATTCCAGTCGACAGCAGAAGCGGCCAAAGGGTTCTTTGCCGCAGGGAAGGGGAGCGCGCTCCAAAAAGATCTGAACGGCATTTTTGAAGGCGTATCCCAAGCCGGTGCCGCTTTGTCCCTGAGCACAGAACAGATGGACGGCGTATTCCTCGCGCTAGGGCAGATGATCAGCAAGGGGAAGGTGCAGGCGGAAGAGCTGCGCGGGCAGTTGGGTGAACGCCTTCCCGGTGCTTTCAATCTTGCGGCGAAGGCTATGGGCTTCACCACCGCACAGCTCGACGATATGCTCAAGAAAGGGCAGGTCACTGCGGAAGATATGCTTCCCAAGCTAGCCGCCGTTTTGAAGGATGAGTTCGGGCCAGCGGCGGAACAGGCCGTACAAGGTGCACAGGGGGCGGTGAACCGCCTGAGCACGGAATGGAATTTGTTCAAAGCGACGGTGATGGACAACGGCCCTATCATCACGGCTATTAATGCTATTACAGATGCTATGGGTAAGGCCAATGCCGCACAACGAGAACAAGAGCTTGAGAAAAGGATGGAGGCTGCGGGCTGGGAAAAGGCTACGACAATGCCCATGTGGGGTGTCCCATTTGGTGAAACAGTTAAAAAGTATACTGAAGAACAGAAAGAAATATTCAGAGAATACGAAAAAGTTGTTTTAGCAGATGCCCAAAAAATGAAATCAGTACAGGAGGAAGCGAATAAAATTCTTGCAGAAGGGGAGGCTAGGACGGCAGATTTTCTTAAGAATACTACTGAAAGTAAAATCGCCGCATTGAATAAAGATTATGACGAAACGGTGTTAGCTCTTACCAAAAAAATGATTTTGTACCAGCAACAGGGACAGGATTTTTCTGGTCTTCAAAAAGAGCTTTTGAAGGTTGACGCAGAATATGATCGTCAGCTCGAAGCGTTGAACAAGAAAGGCATGGAATCCGCTGAAGATGCCGCAAAAAAAGCGGCATTGTCGGCCACCAATCTTGATGAGCTGCGGAAATCCGTAGAGGCGTTGGAGGCCGCGAATATCCCTGCCGCCAAGTCCTTTGACCAGATGGCGGAGAAAATCCGGGAGCAATCCAAGCAAACTCAAATTGCCATTGAAGCCGATGCCGCCCGCATGGTGGCCACCAAGAAACTCACCGTTGCGCAGGCGGAAGAGTGGAAGGGCCTCAAGTTTCGTGAGGACGCCGCAAAGACGACTCAGAAGCTGGCTGAGGTGGAAGCCAAGCGCGGCGAACAGGATAAAAAATATGCCGATCTCCGTCTCGACTTTGAGAAGCGATATGCCGACATGGTGGGCCTGTCGTCTGAAGCCGTGTCAAAATCCATCTCGAAGCAGGCGGAAGAGTACCGGAAGGCCATAGAAGCCGGAGAGAACGCCGCCGAGGAGCTGGTACGCCTTGAAGAATGGAAGCGTGACCAGATCCAGCGTGCCAGCCGCGAGGCGATGGACGGCGCACAGGTGGCCTTGCGCGACTATCAGGTCGAGGCCTCGAATCAGGCCAAGTCAATGAACGACGCTTTCCGTAGCTTGTTCTCCGGCATGGATTCCGGCTGGAAATCGGCATGGGAGCAGATGATCGAGACGGGCAAGGTGTCCCTGTCTTCGTTCCGCTCCGCGTTCGCATCATTCCTTGCCGATTTGATGCATATGGCCATCACCCGGCCCATCACGGTTCAGATTGCGGGCGTGGTGTCCGGTATGCTCGGCACGGGCGGCGTGGCGTATGCGGCGGGGGGCTCGGGGAGTAACGGCGGCGGTACTGGCGGACTTCTCGGTAACATTCCGTTTTCTAGCATTCTGCCGGACTCGTGGACGTCTGGCGCGACGGGGCTCTTTTCCGGTATAACCGGGGGGATCAATAGTTTTGCCTCAAATTTGACGGGTGGTTTTTTCGCGTCTTCGGCAACTGAGGCTCAATTCAATGCATTGGCGAATAGCATTACAGGGGGTTGGGGGGTAGGAGGTTCCACGCTTCTCGGCACGCTCGGCGCGGCTGGCGCTGGTTTCGGCCTCGGTTCTCTTGCGGGCAGCCTGCTTTTCCCCAACCAGCCAAACATCAGCACAGGCGCGGGGATTGGTGGCGGGCTCGGCGCGGCCATCGGTTCCGTCGTGCCCGGCATCGGTACGCTCCTTGGCGGTACAATCGGCAGCCTGCTCGGTGGGGGGATTGGTTCCCTCTTCGGCGGCGGTCGGCGGACGCACGCCAGCGTGTACGGCAAAATGGAGGACGTGGGGTTTTCCCGGGATCAGCAGACGTACATCGACGCCTTTATGGGCGGGGCTTGGTACGACCGGGCCGGGAAGTCCGAGGCCGAGCCGTTCGCGCAGGGGATTGCCCAAGTCGCCAGCCAGACCGCCGGGAGCCTTCTGGATATTGCCGGGGCATTGCCTGAGCAGATCCGCCAGAACGCGCTGTCCGGTCTGGAAACTTCCACATGGTCCGCCGGGCGGGGCGTCTCCGATGCGTCGTGGAACTTCCAGTGGTGGGAAGAGGGCATGGCCGAGGAACGGCTTGAGGAAGCCGCCAAGGACATGCGCAACCAGATGACCGCCGTGGCCCAACAGGTTTTCTCGAACGCGGGCATCTCGCAGTTCTTTGATTCGTTTGACGTCACCACCGACGAGGGGTTGCAGAAGGCGTCCACGGCGCTTTCCGCAATCAGTGCGGTGAAGAGCGCGACCGACGCCATCAAGAGCCCGCTGTCCGAGATGGAACAGCAGGCGCAGTCCGCCAAGGCGCAGCTCGATGCATGGACGCAGAGCATGACGGATTCGGGCGTGAACGCACAGTACGCGGCGGGGCTCATCAATGAGTACCGGAACGCCTTCATCAACGACTACATCAAGACGCTGGACGAGTCCTTGCACCCGCTTTCGGCCTACGAACAGGCGGTGAAGACGGCGAACGAGGCCGTGGATCAGCGCAAAAAGGCACTTGAGATCATCGGGGCCACGGAAGGGCAGCTTGCGCAGGTCGAGGCCATGCGCGCCGAGGTGGTGAAACAGGCCACGGAGGAAATGCTGCGCTCGTTCGACCAGTCCGTCGCGCAACGGTGGGCGGCGGTGAACGGCAACAGTGATGAGGTGGGCCGGGCTATCTCACAGGCCAACGAGTTGCGGGAGACGATCCAACAGTTCGGGGAAGGTTCGGCGCAGGTCGCGGAACTGTTGAAGCTTCACGCGGCGGAGACGGCGAAGGCCGCGCAGGACGCTGCGAAGTCAGAATACGATTCGCTCAAGGCGCAGATGGACGCGCTGGAACAGCAGCGGGTCCAGCTTCAGCAACAGGCGATACAGGAGCAGATCAACGCCATCAACGAGCAGCTTTCCGCCGCGAAGACGCTCAAGAGCACATGGGAAGGGCTGGACAAGAGCCTTGGTCAATCCCGGTACAACCTGTTTGCCGGGAGCGCCAACCTTGATGCTGAAAACCGCCTCGGAACGGTGCAGGCCGAGTTCCGGCGGCTGTCCGGGCTTGCGCTTGGCGGCGACTCCGACGCGGCGGGCCAGCTTGCGGGCGTGGGTAATTCCCTGCTCGACCTCGTGAAACAGACGGCGGGCACGGAAGAGGAATACCTCGACGCTTTCTGGGCGGTGAACGCACAGTTGAAGGCCGCGCAAGAGGCGGCGGGTGCGCAGGTGTCCGCAGCCGACAAGGAACTTGAAGCGTTGCAAGGCCAGCTTGATGTCCAGAACGCGGCGCTTGCGGAGTTGCAGGGCCAGAGCGCCACGCTTGAGGAAATCGAAAAGCAGATTGCGGAATTGAGGCCGCTTCTGGATGCGGCCGGCGACAAGGCCGGAGTGAAGGCGTTCGCCCGTGGCGGGCTCGCCATGCCGGGCTGGTCCCTTGTGGGCGAGGAAGGGCCGGAGCTTGTGAACTTCTTGCAGCCGGGGCGCGTGTACACGGCGGCGGATACGGCGGCGCTGTTCCGCAGCGTGACGCCTCGGGCGGCTGACACCGATTCGGGAAGCGATGCGGAGGTCAAGGCGCTGCGGCAGGAAGTCTACCAGCTTCGCCGGGACATGCTCATTTCCATGTCCGAGATCGCCAGATTTTCCCGCCGCACGTCCGACATGGTGGAAGCGTGGGACGCCGAGGGGATGCCGGGGGTGCGGGCATGAAGCTCATAGAGCCGCAGGCCATCCGGTTGCTGTCCAGCACCGTGCCGGAAAACGACGCCCCGGCGTGGAGTGCGGGCACGGCGTATCAGATCGGGGATTCCGTCATCCATGAGCACAAGGTCTACAAGGCCGTGGCCGACAGCACGGGTAAACAGCCGGATCAGCACAGCGAGGGAACCGACGCTTTCTGGCGGCTCATGGGGCCGACGAACCGTTACGCCATGCTCGACCAGTATGTGTCCACGCAGACTGTCGCGGCTGAGGACGTCATGACGTTTGCGGTAACCTTCAACCGCTGCACCGCGTTCGCGCTCTTGAACTTCAAGGCTACCAGCATCCGGGCCGTGGTGAAGGACGGCGACGGCCTCGTCATGTACGACCGCACGGTGAATACGCTGAAAGACGTGGACGGCTACTGGAAATACTACTTCCTGCCCCTTGAGCGCATCGTGGATCAGGCCGTGACCAACATTCCCATGTCGCCCGTGGCCACGCTTGAGGTCACGCTCACGCAGGAAGGGGGCCCGGCGCTCGGGCAGGTCATCGCGGGGCAGGCGTGGCCTATCGGTACGACGCAGTACAATACCCGGCTCGGCATCCGGGACTATTCAAGAAAGGACACCGACGAGTTCGGCAACACGCGGCTGGTCAAGCGGGCCAACGCCAAGCGCACGAGCCTGCCCTTGTACCTGCACCCGTCCCGGCTGGACAGCGTGCGGGAAATCCTCGCCCGGATGCACGGCCTTCCCGCGCTCTGGCTCGGGGACGACAACGAGGGCATCGGCTCCTACCAGTCGCTGACTGTCTGGGGCTGGCTTGAGGACTGGAACGCGACCGTCATCGGGCCGAACGAAATCAGCATGACCATTGACATACAGGGGTTGAAATAATGGCAGTAAAGCAGCTTCCCAAGATTTCGGATCTCCCGGAACCGCCGGACAGACTTGTGGGCGATCAGGAACGGTTTGACGTGCTGACGTTCAACAGTCTGAAAGCACAGAAAAAGATGGTCAACGAGGACCTGAACAAGACGCTGATCCCCGCGCTGAACGCCTTTGCCGTGGATGTGAACGCCAGCGTCGACGCGGCGGCTCTGAGCGAACGGAACGCCCACGACTCGGAAGAGGTGGCGAAAAGGAAGGCGGGTGAAGCCTCGGGCTCGGCGGGGGCCGCAAAGGTTTCGGAAGACAACGCGAAAGTCAGCGAGACGAACGCCCTTGCGTCGAAGAACGCGGCGGCCCTTTCCGCCGAATCCGCCGAATCCGCCCGCATAGCGGCGGAAGCGGCCCGCGACGAGGCGCAGGACCTCGCCAATGTCGGGTATGTGTCGGAAGGCCACGCGGGGCTGGCGAAGGTCGACGGAAAGACCACGCAGGCCGACGCGGGCGGCGTGATCACCGTGAAAGATGTGGCGATTGGTGGGGATCTCGGGGATCTGGCGAGCGCGCGGGGGCAGATTGGGGACAATATCCGGATCAATACAGCTTCGGATCTGAACGCGTATACCAAGGCTGGCAACTGGCTTTTTTCGGATGCCGCCGCAGGAGAAAATTTTCCAAATATCGGTAGGGGTGGAGAACTTAACTGCTACGTTTCAACCACGGCAATATTCCAATTTTTTACTGAATTTAACAATAACAGAAGGTATATTCGATACGGAATCCCCAACAGTACGTGGACGAACTGGATACAATTTATTTCTGTCGCTCAGCTCGGTGACGGCATTCGCAACACAAACGGCATCATCTCCGTACCTGAGTATGAGGGCGCGACGGTATCGGCAGCCGGGACAAGCGGCCTTGTTCCGCCCGCAGCCGCCGGGCAGCAGGAAAGCTTTTTGACCGGAGGCGGGGAGTATAAGCCCGCGCTCACGAAGATTTCGGACAGCGTGTTCGCGCTGTTCCCCGACGGGCAGTGCGTGGAGGTGAACACCAAGCTGCCCGACGCGCAAGTCTGGCGGATTCGACGACGGCGGCGTCCGCGAAGGCCGTGAAAGCGGCCTATGATTTGGCGAACGGCAAGCAGGCAGCCCTTGGGTTTACGCCCGTACAACAAGGGGGCGGAGCCAACCAGTACGCGAGTAAGATTTACCTCGGATGGGATGGCGGGGCCGTCAGAGTGCAGGTTGACGGCTCGGACATGGGGCAGCTCGTCACCACCCTAGCAGGACAACAGAAGGCCCCCAACGCCGCATGGGCTGACGGGGCGCAGTTCGCACTCAGACTGCGCCGGGAAGGGAACGTCGATACCATCTGGAATTGGGCGGGGCAGGGAGGCCAACCCGGCTGGCTGTGGGGAGGCAATGACGGCGTCAACATGTACGTCTACAACCCCGCCAATTTCAGCGTGAACTATGCGAACAGCGCATACATGTCCACCGCCGTCTCGGGAGTATGGTTCGGGCGCAACAATCAAACTGTCCCCAGCGGAGGGACATGGAGAGTGATTACGTCGATAAATGGAAAGATTGATTTCATGACCGTCGCTGGCGGAACTTCCATTCCGCACGACTGGTGGTATGCGGTCAGAGTCGCATAAGGGGGAAAGTATGGATTACGGACAAATCATTCACCGAACCGCTGACGACTCATACGTCATCACGAAAAACGGAATGCCCTACCACGTCTACCCCTATGCCGCCGAGTTCGCAGAAGAATGGGACGCCGTGTTCGCATACGCCGAGGCACGCCCCGAATGCGTGACCGAGGAGCAGCCCTACGTCCCGCCCGTACCGACGCTCGACGAGGCCAAGGCCGCGAAGCTCTCCGAAATCAACGCGGCTGCGGACAGGACCATAGCCACACTCACGGTGACCTATCCGGACCGCGAAATCAGCACGTTCGACAAGCAGGAATCCGAGGCGCGGGACTGGACTGCCGACAACACGGCCCCTACGCCGCTTCTTTCCGCGCTGGCCCAAGCTCGGGGCATCCCGTTGTCCGACCTCGTGGGACGGGTACTCGCCAAGGCCGACGCCTTTGCCGTTGCTTCCGGCTCCATCATCGGCCAGCGTCAGGCGCTGGAAGATCGGCTTGATGCCTGTACGACGCTGGAAGAGGTGCAGGGCATCACCGTCAGCATCACCATGCCGGGCGGAGGAGAAGCCGCATGACCTACGGGAAACGAACCCTGATAGCCATTGACCAGCTCCTGAATACACTTCTCGGCGGTTGGCCGGACGAAACCTTATCCTCGCGCTGTTATCGTTGGGCGAGGGACGGGGTGAGGGCATGGCCCCGCAAGCTCGTGGACGGGCTGTTCTTTTGGCAGAGGGAGCATTGCAAGAGCAGTTACGAGAGCGAGAAATGCGGACGGCAGTTACCTCCGGAACTGAGAAATAGAGGTACGGTATGATTAGCTTGAGGAACAATGCCCAGTCAGTTTTGACGCTTCCCGTATCCGCCGAACAAACGTTGCTGAATCTTTCGCTCGGGGATGGGGGCAAGTTTCCCGATTTGTCCCTTGGAGATTCCTTTCGGTGCGCCATCAAAGATTCGGCGGGGAACGTGGAATTCATCCGGGTTGTACAGCGTGCCGGGGATATTCTGACGGTTGAACGGGGGCAGGAAGGAACCAGAGCCCGCGATTGGAAAGTTGGAGCCCGTGTTCAACTCCGCATGACGGCGAAGACATGGGAGGAAATGGCCGGAGAGCATTGGAGGCGCGTCATGGACGCTTCGGGGCTCCCCATCACGCCTACAGTGGTGGACCCCTCTTCATTTAGCTTGCCGGGGGACTTCGTTTCCCTCTTTGCACAGACGCGTTCCTTCCGGTTGTACACGGGCGACGGAACGTTTCTTTATGGCTATGTAGCCAACGCTTCTCTTTCGGGTAATGCCACGCTCATCGTTGTGGAAGGGATAAGTCTTCCTTCCTCTGTCGTTGCCGTCGATATTGGATTGCCGTTGAATGTGCATCCTAAGGCGGTGAACGCCGCTCCTGTTGCTCACTTGATGGATTCCGCCGCCCACTCCGCCATCATTATTCCCCTCAGGGGAGACATCGACGAGATTAAAGAGATCCTCAGCGGACTCGTCCGTTCGGACGGGACCATTGATGCCGCCATGCTTCCCCCCGCCACAAAGAAGACCCTCGGCGGCGTGATCATTGGAAAGGGGCTGAAGGTCAACGACGCGGGGGTTGCCCAAGTCGACGAAGCTGTTTTTGCGAAAGTCCCCAGTGCCGCCAATGCGGATTTGGCATGGGCCGCTAATCGCCTACGCAGGGAAGGGGGCGTCGATACCGTCTGGAATTGGGCGGGGCAGGGAGGACAGCCCTCGCATGTGTGGGGAAGCAATGACGGAACAAACATGCTCGCTTGGAATCCCGCCAATTTCAGCGTGAACTACGCCAATTCGGCCAACTATGCGAACAGCGCGGGCAATGTGGGCAGTATTGGCGGTACTATTGGATATGGACTAGGTGTTTATGAATATCCCAATAAGCCAAAATGTTATGCACCTCAAGGAGGGCAATGGATTGTCCTGTATGACAACATTATGAACGTGCCTAGCCCTAATGGTGGAACCATTGCATCTTATGCTCTCAAGGCAGGTGCCGTATATACAGGGGGGGCCCTTGTTTATGAAGGAGAATATATGAGCGCTAGAGGTTCAGCCAGTGCCAATACTGGAGTATTTTTTAGGATAGGGTAACGATATGCAAGAACAAAAGTATTCCATTGAAGGCACAATGATGCGTGAGTCAAAAGGAGCACTCAAGTGGGATGTATCATTCGTGTATGTCCGTCCTGACAGTGCCTATGTAGTCAAACGGGTTGATGCCGTTTGGGGAGACGGGCTTTATCATGTCCCGAACGAAGGTGAGTGGGCGGAAATGTACAGTGTGCTTGTCGACTATGTGAAGCAGCACCCAGAAGTTGTACAGGATGAACCCGCCAACACGCCTACGCTGGATGAATTGAAAACAGCGAAGAAGGCGCAGATCGACGCGGAAACATCCGCCTCCATCCTCGCCGGGTTCGACTACCCCGTGGACGGCGTGACCTACCACTTCAGCTACGCGCTCGACGACCAGCAGAATTTTTCCGACACGGCGAACGTCTGCCTGATGAAGCAATCGGGGATGCTTGGTCTGCCCGACTCCCTGACGTGGAACGCCTACACGCCGGGCGGAGAACTGGCGCGCTTGACCTTCGACGCCCCGGGCTTCCTCGCGCTCTATGCGAACGGGGCCATGCGGCACAAGAACGAGACGATGCAGCGGGGCGGGGAACGTAAGGCGGCGGTACAAGCCGCTGCCACGGCGGATGAGATTGCGGCGGCCTGACTCGTGACGAAGCGAAAAGCCGTAGGAGAATCCGATGCCGGTTATTGATGTGACAACCTTTACCGGAATGCGTCCCGCCGTTGCCGGTCACCTGCTTGAGCAAAACGAAGCACAGTCGGCATTCAATGTGGATACATCCACAGGTGTCCTATCCCCCGTGTATGCTTCCCGGCTGGAAGCGCAGTATCCTTTCATTGCGGGCTCCCTCTTTCGTCATGATGCCCGCGCATCGGGGAAGGGGCTCGTCTGGCGGGTTTATCCAGACAAGAGGCAGTTTGTTGAATCGCCAGTCGCCGGAGACCCGCATTCGCGTCTGTACATGAGTTCTCCCAATGGACTCCGATTCATCGACGGGCACGGGAACGAATATGCCCTCGGCATCAAGGCACCGGAGAAGGCCCCGCGCGTTGGTGATGCGGGGCAACGGGGCGGGCCGGTATCTTTCGACGCAGAGACGAAGACCATGACCTTCACGTCGACGGATCGTGCGGCGTGCCCTTATCTTACTCCCGGGGGAAAGGTGGTTTTCTCGGGGATGCCGCCCTCGCCCCTCGCAGCAGGCACGACATATTCCGTACTGGAAGGCGTTCCCGACGGACAGGGTGGGCATCGTTACAGGCTTGGTAATCCGGCCTCCTCCTCTCCGAATACGCCCATAGCTTTCGCTGACGGCACGGCGCAGTGCTCTGTAGCCTATGAAGGCCGGCAACAGAACCGCGTCTATGTCTTCACTGTGGTGAACAGCTACGGGGACGAGTCCGCGCCGAGCCTGCCCGCCAGCGTCACAACCGATATTTCGTGCAATCAGCGTATCCTCGATCTCGTGTA